GATGCTATGATGATTTTGTAGAGCGATTCACTACAAAATAGCGATACAACAGAATATGGAGATATGAAGAAAGCCAGGGGCAATTAAACCTCTGGCTTTTCTTTGTAAATGAATGTGTGAGATAATCCGTTGCGGAATGTGATAGAGTGAATAGCTCCGTCCTTGAAAACGATGTTGTCTATAATGCTGCTGAGAAAAGAATCAAGGACCTCCGGAGAGACGGTAGCACTCAGCGACTGAAAGCTGACGTAGTTTCGGTCAGTGAGTTTCTGGGAGAGTATGAAGTTGCTTGCTTTGGCGATAAATTCATTATCAGTGATAGATTGTTGCAGGCTGTCTTCCGATGCCAGGAACGTCAGCTTGTCCTCGACTTCTTCCAGAGCATCCGAAAGCTGAATCTTCTGAGTAAGGTATTCAGATTCCGACATGGCTTTTTCAGAATAGAGGAAAAGTTTGTTCAGACGGTCAATAGCTCTTTCCAGACGGACCTTTTCCTTTTTGAGCTTTGACAGCTGCAATGGTGGCTCGGAGCCTGTTTTGATTTTGACGTCTTTTCCGAAGACCTCTCCCTTGATGGTTCCGGTGCGGAGCGTATGAAACAGATCCTGCAATCCGTCCGGGGCAATGGCGGCCACCGGGGAGAAAGTATCGCCGGAGAGTAGCTGCTGTTCCAGTTCCTGTATGCTCGTTTCCGAAGAGAACGCCTTTTGAGCGTTGAGCATATTGAGAATGTAGTTGAAGACGAACTCGCCAACGATTGGGTCTGAGGTAGATTTTCCGGTACACCACAGCTTGCTTTTCCTGTGCGTAGGGCAGAAGTAGAGAGAATAGCGTCTGCCAGTAGTCTTCTTTATGGTGGAAATGGAACTGGTCATAGGTTGACCGCAATTTCCGCAGATGAGCAGGCCGGAGAAAATGTGCGTGTATTTGCTCTTGCCACTCTTACGAAATGATTTGAGCCTGCGGTTGGATTCCAGGAGTGCAAGGATACGTTCTTTCTGTTCCCGACTTACGATGGCCGGGTGGTGGTCTTTTACGGTAATCCATTCAGATTTATCCTTAGGACGTTGCCGGCCCCCTTCTTTGAGGCGGTTGTATTGGTAATCGCCGCAGTAGAATACGCTGCGGAGGATAATATCCAGAGAGACCGGGGACCAGTCATTACCGGCACGAGTCCGGTAGCCGTGTTCGTTCAGATACCGGGCCAGATAAACTAAGGAGCGGAGTTCTTCGTATTTGTCATGAATCAAATGGGCGATGTTGTATTCATCGGAGTTGAAGCTGAAAGTCTGTTCTTCCGGGTCATAATCGTAGCCGTAAGGAATACGTCCACCGTTCCACTGCCCGTTGCTGGCTCTGGAAATCATGGTGGCAGCGACACGTTCTGAGGTCATGTTGCGCTCCAGCTCCGCAAAGACAAGGATAATTTTGAGCATCGCTTCTCCCATAGCCGTACTGGTGTCGAACTGCTCGTTTTTCGAGACGAAGGTAACGCCCAGGTCTTTAAGCTCTTGGTACATCTCGGCAAAGTCCAGAAGGTTTCTGGAGATTCGGTCAATCTTCCAGACCAGGAGATGTGTGTATGTGCCGGTCCGGAGCTGAGACATCATTTTCTGAAATTCTGGCCGGATAGTATTTTTACCAGAGTACCCGGCATCCTCGAAGACCGTCACATCGTCAGTGTTCAGTATCAGCTTGGCGTATGCAATCAAGTCTTGACGCTGCATAGGCAGAGAGTCCCTGTCAATCTGATGCAGGGTAGAGACTCGTATGTAGATAGCCACTTTTGCGTGAGTGGCAGCACTGTTTGAAATCATATTTTTCCTCCAAAAATACGCCGTCCCATTACAGAACGGCGCATGTTCATTTCTACGCCCTTTTAATCGGGCAATTCAATATCACATCCCTTAATCCGGCAAAATCCGTTATGTAAGGTTTTAGAGCTTTCAGTGAATTAAGAGAAATATTTTTCTGATTGGGCTTTTGCTCGTTGAGCACATAGGTAGGCAACACATAGAACTCCCAGTATTCCAGGGCAAGCGGCGAGACATCTTTCGTCAGTGCTTTGTAGAGGCAGAAAACGTAGAGGTCAGAATGTCGCTTGATGTCCGGAGAGTATCCGGCTTTCGGGTCCCAGGCTCTGCGAGGTGCTATGTTGAACTGTATATGCTCGTGGTACGCTTCATCCCAGGATTGGAGATAAGAAGCGGATTTGACTTCGATTCGCTGTCCGGTAGGACTGGTCAAATCAAAGGGGAGCCAATCAGTTCGCATTTTCGAATCGGGGGGGGGTAATAACGCACTGCGTACTATGTATTCTGCAAGTACGCCCCGGTCTGTGTTGTTGAGCAGATCACTGTAAGCCCAGGACCAGAAATCTACTACTGACAAGCCGGTGTCTTCCCCATGAAAAGTAAATTTGTTATTGGATGTTAATTGCTCCATGCAGGAACCCTCCCTTCACAGAGAGAGGTTATGCCATGGATGTTGCCGTCAAGAGCGAAAACCAACGCCCGGCGGCAGTCGATGTCTGTCAGAGTGTCAGAATAGGTATGAACCAACGGTAGAAACTCACGAACAGAAAGCGAGAGCTTCTTCCGTAGGTGTGCTATTTTGTTGATGGTTCCGGCAGACAGCGATGCAGGCCCTTCCTCCAGAGAAGAACAGAAGGAAGAGAGATAGAGCAGTAGAGCCGCAGCATCGCAATTCAGTTGTTCTTCGGTCCAAGCCAGGAAAAAGTATTTCTTTGAATCCATAAGCCCTCCTGTCCGGCATCATCTGAAACGACGATACCAATCTAAACGGATAATCTTTTTTCACCGTCAAGGTATTTTCTGCTTTCCTCAAGAGCTTTGAGGTAGCCTTTCATTTCCCCTTTAAATTCATAACGCTTTTCTGTTGGCAGAGCCTTGTAAATACTCAGCAGCTCTTTTTCGTCATCGGTGTAGGTCTCAGCCTGCGCGTCAGTGTAAACAGATTCTTTTCCGGTTAGAATGTAGTCGGTAGAGACGTGCAGAAACCGGGCGATGTCTGCAATGTATTTAGCTGGCGGTAGTGTGTTCCGAGCCTTCCAGGTAGAGTAGGAAGACTGGTTAATGCCAAGAAATTTGCACAGTGCATAAGGCGTTTGCTCCCTCTGTTCGAGAACTGTTTCAATTCTGTCGATTGCTTCCATGTAGCACCTCCGTAAAATAATTCGAAAAATCGAAGAAAAACTCTTTACAAATTCGAGTTTTCGAGCTACAATACAATCACAAGCTACAAATGATTCGCAAATGGGAAGTGCTAAATCGCATAAGTAGTTTGTGATTGCGTATGTAGTGTATGCTTGTACCGTTAAATTGTATCATTTTACTTCGAGAAAGTAAACTACATATGCAAAAATCCATCAGAAAGGAGGAAAAGCATAATGCAGGGCAATATCACTGACTGGGGCAAGGAAGTTAAGAAAGGTCTGATTGAACGAGGCTGGTCTATCAACGACTTGGCTGAGAGAATCGGCAAGTCAAGAACCAGGGTGTCCGGAGTTGTGAATGGCCGGATTTACTCGGATTCGATTGCAAGTGCAATCAGTGACCTTCTCAATATCGAAAAGGCATCAGCGTCCATGAAAGAAGCAACCAGAGATTGGTGTATGGATGCAAGAAAAGCCATGATTGACCTGGATATGAATACAGCGGAGCTGGCTGAGAAGACTGGTTACTCCACACAATATCTGAATGCAATTATCTGTGGCAGATGCTATTCGCCACCGGTTATGAAAGTGATAAGCGGTGCACTCGGAATCCAGGAATATCAAGGGAAACAGGATTCCTCTAAAGACAGTTAAATTGTAACAGGAAAGATGGTGTGAAGAAATGGGAAGAGGCTCTACGAAAGGTAATGAAAATGTGTATTTTGTTGCCAGAAAAAGGGCAGCAATGTACAACGAGAGGCTATACTCCAGAGAAGGTGCGGCGGAGTTGCTTGGCATATCTGTTTCGACACTCGCAGATTACGAGTTGGGAAATACGAAGGTAGTTCCGGTAGACAAGGTGGTTCTCATGGCGGACCTCTATAATGCACCGGAGCTGAAAACCGGGTATTGCAAGCATGAATGCCCGATATGCAGTTATCTTCCGGTTGCAACAGAGGCGAAAGGTCTGGAAGGGATAGCCCTTCGGCTGATGAAGAGACTGGATTGCGATGAGCTGAACCGCATCAAAAAAGAACTCGTAGACATTACAGAAGATGGAATCATCGACGAAACGGAGAAGCCGGAGCTGAAAAAGATCCTGGCTTTTTTAGATGAAGTTGCGGAGTCCATCAGTGAGCTGAAAATCGTAGGCGAGAAGTATTTGAAGAAGGTGTGAGTATGGACGTACAGAAAATGCTTGAAATTCTGAAAAGAGATTACGGAATTGAGAGCAAAGAGGAACTGATAGAAAGATTTGAGTCCAGCAAGGGAATCAACATCGGAATTTTCACTGAACGGAGGCAGACAGCATGAGAAGCAGGGTTATGAGACGTAGGATGCACAGGGTTCTGTGGAAGAAACTGAGCAGAATCTACACAGTGGATATGGCAGAGGTCCTGGGCTGGATAGCATACATAAGCATCATGGGAATTTTCCAGTGCTTCTGTATCGTGATGACTTGTGAGCAGAGAGACAGGGTAGCTTTTGGAGGAGAGTATTTGATTCTTCCAGCGGCGATACTTGCAAGACTGTGGATTCCGGAAATGATACAGAGCGTGACTGGTGTTCTGGAGATACCGGATGAGGAAGAGGAAGATGTGTGAGATATGCGGACAGGATCCTTGCCATCCGAGATGCCCGAATGCTCCGGAACCGAAAGAGGTTCATATCTGTTCGGAGTGTCTGGAAGGAATTTATCCGGGCGACAGATTCTATGAGAGCTGCGGAAGTTATGTGTGCGAGGAGTGCTTAAAAGGCATGACGATTGATGAAATATTTGAATTGCTGGGCGAGAGCCTGGAAAAAGCATAGGAGGTAGGATATGGGACAGATGACCGTAGAACAGTGGTACGGCACGATAAAAACCGGACTGACGAAGAAACTGACCGAGAACAAAGAAGCGTTACCGGCCGGGTTTAATCAGCAGAGATTTATTCTGAATTGCATTACAGTGATCCAGGATATGATGAAGGACGATAAGAAGAAAGCACAGTTGGAGAAAATCAATCCGGAAACCATCCCGGTTTGCTTAGCGAAAGCAGCGTACCTGGGACTGGACTTCTTCAACGGCGAGTGTTACGCCATCCCGTATGGCGGAAACCTCAGCTTTCAGACCGATTATAAGGGCGAGATCAAATTGTGCAAGCGGTACAGCAAAAATAAGATTAAAGACATTTTTGCGAAAGTAGTACGGCAGGGCGATTTCTTCATGGAAGAGGTAGATGGAGGCAAACAGAATGTGCAGTACAGACCGAAGCCGTTTTCCAATGAACAGATGATTGGAGCATTCGCTATTGTGGTTTTTGAAGATGGTTCGATGATGTATGACACGATGAGTTCGGAAGACATTGAAAATGTCAGAAACACATACTCTAAAGCAAAAGACAGCCAGGCATGGAAAAGCAGCACTGGTGAGATGTACAAGAAAACGGTATTGAGAAGATTGTGCAAGTTGATTGATTTGGACTTTGACAATATAGAGCAGCAGAAAGCTTACGAAGACGGTGGAGACGTGGTATTCAATCAGCAGTCCCTTCCAGGAGCAACAACAGGACAGGCATTGCTGCCGGAGAATGATAAGCCGGTAGACGCATTTGCGGCGATAAAAGCCCAGAAGCAGGCAGAACCGGTTATTGACGGAATGATTTTGGAAGAGGCGTAGGAGGCAGTGACATATGGTTTTGACGGCAGAGAATTATTATAGCAAAGAAGCGAACAAAGAGTACATGAGCGTGTCCCAGTATAAGGATTTCGCAGGAACATACGGAAAGATGGCGTGTGAATTTTCGGCGGTTGAGAAGCTGGAAGAACGGTGGGAGCAGAAAAAGACCACACCGCTTCTGGTGGGTTCCTACGTGGATTCCTACTTTGAAGGAACGCTCGAAGAGTTCAAGAAAGAGAATCCAGAAATCTTCACTCAGAAAGGCGAGTTGAAAGCAAATTATAAGCAAGCAGAGAGAATCATCGCCAGAATGGAGAGAGACCCACTGTTCATGCAGTATATGAGCGGAGAAAAGCAGGTCATTATGACCGGAGAGCTGTTCGGGGCAGAATGGAAAATCAAAATTGACAGCTTCGTGAGAGGAATCGCCATTACGGATCTTAAGGTTATGGCATCGATCACTAAGCTGGAGTGGGTAAAAGACATCGGTTATCTAGATTTTGTGCGGTACTGGGGCTACGATATCCAGGGTGCAATATACCAGGAAATTGTGTACCAGAATACTGGAGAGAGACTGCCATTCTACATTGCGGCCGGAACGAAGGAAGAGGAGCCAAACATCGAAGTGATTCAAGTGACGCAGAACTATCTCGATGAAGCGAAACACATGGTAGAAACGAATATGCCGAGAATCCTCAGAGTGAAGAATGGGGAGACTGAACCGGATAGATGCGAGATGTGCGATTGTTGTAGGCATACAAAGGTTTTGAAGAGACCGATTTCAATTACGAACCTGGTAGCCGGAATTTAGGCGGTGAGTAGATGGCAGACAATAAGAAATATTACTATTTGAAACTGAAAGAGGATTTCTTTGATTCTGATGAAATGCTGCTTCTCCAGGGAATGAAGGACGGGTACTTGTACAGCGACATACTCATGAAGATGTACCTGCGGAGCCTGAAAAATGAAGGGCGGTTGATGTACAAGGACTACATCCCGTACAGTCTGGAGATGATCTCAACGATTACGAGGCACCAGGTAGGGACGGTAGAACGTGCGATGAAGATTTTTGAGCAGTTGAAGTTGGTAGAGGTACTGGATAACGGTGCAATCTATATGATGGACATTCAGAATTTCATCGGACAGAGTTCTACAGAGGCGGACCGGCAGAGGAAGTATTATCGCCGCATCCAGGATGAGAAGAAACTGAGCGGCTCCCAGACGCCGGAGGCATTGATTCCAGAGATGCAGGAACCGGAGCAGGAGAAACCGCCAGTAGAAAAACCACCGAAGCCGAAAAAGGCAACCGCAAAGAAGGAAGACACGATGCAGATCTATGAGCGTCTGGTTCCAGATTATGCACTTGGCGGCGAAATCAGAGAAAAGATGTGTGAATGGTGTACATACAAGATTGAACGCAAGGAAGGTTACAAAGAGCAGGGAATGAAATCCCTTCTCCGGCAGGTAGAAAAGAAAGTAGCAGAATTTGGAGAAGGCCGGGTGTGTGATTTGATTGAGGAGTGTATGTCAAATAACTGGAAAGGCATTATCTGGGATAAAATGACGCAGATTCCGCAGAGACCAGCCGGGGACAGGATTCAGAACAGAGTGAGCGAGGTAGATAACTGGTAATGACAAGAGAGGAGTTCAAAACGCTTGTTAAGGGAATGAAAGCTGTATACGCACAGCCGACATTCATTCCAGACCAGGATGCCTTCAATGTATGGTTTGAGTTGCTGAAAGATATTCCGTATCAGCAGGCCAACGTAGCAATCCAGAAGTATATGCTGACAGAGAAGTTTCCACCAACAATAGCAGACATCAGAGAAAAGGCAACGCAGATTGTTGAGAGCGTGGATAGCAGCATGAGTGAGTTGGAGGCATGGTCTTTGGTAAGAAAGGCGGTCAGAAATTCCGGGTATCATTCAGTGGAAGAATTTGAGAAACTACCGGAGGCTTGCCAGAGAGCCGTAGGAAGTGCGGCAAATCTGAAAGAGTGGGCGTTGATGGATTCTGAAAGGGTTGAGACGGTAGAGCAGTCTCATTTTATCCGGAATTACAGGACAACAGTGCAGAGAATCAGCGAAGAGAAAAAACTGCCGGAATCAATCCGGTTGCTGATTGCCAGCATGAGAGACAATGCGCTGGAGTTGGAAAAGAAAGAGCAGCCTGCGCTCGAAGCTAAGAAGCAGGCAGAAGAAAAAACAGAACCGGAACCTAGAATGTCTGAGGAAACGAGGGCGAAGTTCCAACAGGTCATGCGGAACTTGCAGGGGAAGGTGTGATATGGAGGTGAAGTGACATATGGATATGGCAGAGATTGGAGCGAATATCCGGAGTTGCAGGACAGAAAAGGATATGACGATGGAGGAGCTGGGAAAAGCAATCGGTAAGAGCCAGTCGGCGGTAGCGGATTATGAAAAAGGCAGAGTAGACATTCCGGTATCTTCCCTCATCAAAATTGCAGAAACCCTGGAAATCCACCCGGCAAAGCTGTTCGGTATGCAGACAGCAGATGAGCAGTTTGAGCCGGATGCCACACTGAGAATTTTCAGTGCGGAGGACAGACGGACTATTGCAGGAATCTTGGTAATGAATGGTTATACAACCCGGCATATCAAGGTTGCAAGAGAAGGAAAGAAGAGTAGCTGGTACTGCATCCAGGCCATGCTTGAAGAAAGCAACCTGGGAAGTCAGTAGGAGGCGGACATGAAAAAAGCGAAGTTTACGGTGTACGGGGAGCCGAAAGGAAAAGGCAGACCGAGATTCAATACGAAGACCGGCCATGCCATAACCCCGAAAGATACGGTGTCCTATGAAAATCTGGTAAAGCTGGAATGGCAGACAGCCTACGGGACAGAGAGTTTTCCGAAAGAGGCGATGCTGGATATGAGGATTAAGGCGTACTACCGGATTCCTAAGTCGGCATCGAAGAAAAAAAGAGCTGCGATGCTGGCAGGAGAGATACGCCCGACTAAGAAACCGGATATGGATAACGTAGTAAAGATTATCGCTGACAGCCTCAACAACCTGGCATATTACGATGATACGCAGATTGTTGACTGCCAGTGCCGGAAGTTCTACTCAGAGAATCCGAGAGTAGAAGTGACGATTATAAATTTGTCAGAGGAAGAATAGGAGGAAATTCACAGTGGATGAAAAAATGGAGATAAGACTGGTAAATCCAACGGAAGACGGGTTCTTGCAGAGGATTGATTGGAACAAAGCAGAGCTGGAGGAGAATGTCAGAAGCATTGTGGCAGCATACCAGGGATTGGTGTATACGGAAGATACGGTATCAGATGCGAAGAATGACAGAGCTGCCCTTAGAAAATTGCTCAATGAGATTGAGGACAGAAGAAAGCTCGTCAAGAAAAAGTGCATGGAGCCGTATGAAGTGTTCGAGAGTGACTTGAAGGATGTAACGGCACTCATCAAGGAACAGATCAGCATCATTGACGGGCAGGTAAAGGAATATGAGAACAGCGTAAAAGAGGAGAAGAAAGCCAGATTGCAGGATGTGTATGCTGAGGAAATCGGAGAGCTGGCAGAGGTTCTTCCTTTTGAGCGAGTGTTTGAGGCACAGTATCTGAACGTGAGCTTCAAGGAAAGCAAGGCAGCAACCGAAATCCAGGAAAAGGTTCAGAGAGTAAAGAGCGATCTGGCGGCTATTGATGCACTGGATAGCAAGTACAAGCTGAATGCGAAGGATGTATATGTGAGGACACTTGATATGTCCAAGGCCATGGCTGAGAATGCCCGTCTGATTAAGTTTGAAGAGCAGATGGAAGCAGACCGTAAGAGAAAAGCCGAGGAAGAGGAACGCCGGAGAGCCGAAGCAGAAGTCAGAGCCAAAGAAGCAGAGGAGCGCAGACGCCAGGAGGCTGAAAGAATCGCTGCGGAACGTGCGGAGAGAGAAAAAGCACTGGTAGAACAGCAGACCCAGGAGGAAAGAGCTTCGGAATCTGGCTACGATACACCGGTTCCGGATAAGACGGCAGATGCGCAGAGTGAGGAACCTGCAGAAAAGCCGGCTGAAAAAGAAGTTCTTCCGGAAGAGAAGAAATACAAGGCAACCTTCTATGCGATTGGTACGTTCCAGCAGTTGAAGGATTTGCAGGAGTACATGAAAGAACATAATATCCAGTTCGGAAAGGCGGGTAAGTAGGATGAGCGATTTTGTGAAAGAATTGAATTTTGATGGCGATACCTTTAATGACATGAAGAGAGATATGAATTTCGTATTACAGAGACTGCTCGGTAATATGCAGGAAAAGGAATGCCAGGAAGGAACGCTGACGCTGAAACTGGATGTATCGCTCGTGAGAGAGTATGTGCCGAATTACAATCCAAACATTCCCGGAGAAAGCAGAGAGATTGCGAAGCCGAAGTTCAGCCACAAGGTAACAAGCCAGATGAAGGTTGAAGATATGAAGAAGGGCAATTATGATACCGAGATGGAACTGTTCTTGAATGAGGAGACCGGGGAGTATGAAATGCGGCCGGTAGCCGATACAACACAGAGAAGTATCTTCGATGCAGACTACAGAGATGTGACAGAGCCGGGACCGGCAGGAATCGAGCCGGATATTGGCCCGGAGTACATCGAACATCCGGAACTTCCGGGAGAGGTGGCAGATAAACATGCCCTTCCTGGCCCAGTGGAAGAATATGAGGATGCAGACGAGAGCGTATATGACGATTCTACGGGCGATAACCCGGAGGATAAACAATTTACTGATGAAACCGATTTAAACGGTGCAGGGGACGGTACAGAGACTACAAGTGGCTCTGAGAAAGATGAAACCGACACCGAAGACGATGAATATGGATATGATGAACCAGAGGAGGAAGAGTAAATGAATTTAAGAAATTTGGTAGGTAAAACGGCAATCAGAACAGCGGAGGCGTTCAATCCTGAACCATTCCCACCAGTACACTTTGTTTTCAACTTTCCAGTGCCTTCGCCTAAACCTGGATCCACACGGAAATACATGGACGAGCCGGTAAAGATTATCAACGTAAAAGAAGATCAGGTTGTCATAGAAGAACACGGAGAAAGAAAGCTTCTGGAGAGAAGGTACATTGACAATCACTGGATTGATTATGACAAGTTTCTACATCCAGAGAAGGAAGAGAAGGAAAAGGCTGAAAAGCTGATGAAGGAGTTCGAGGTAGCGGCGGAACCTATCAAGCGTTTCCTGGCAGAGCATTATGACCCGATGTGTACGGCGGTGATCTCCATGGATAACATCCAGATTTTCAGAGGAGAACTGGGCGAGCCGATTCAGAATATCTGTTGCCGGTGCGGAGCAGAGGTTGAAGAGGAAATGAAGGGATAATAAATGGATAAAAGGCCGAGAAAAGAAGATGGGTCATTGTTCATATCGTGTAAATCATGCGGAGTGCCGCCGGACAGGTGCAAGGGCTTTTGTATTTTCCAGAGAATGACGGCAGAAGCAGAAAAGCAGAAACAGGAGGGAAAGTCGAATGGCAAAATTTAATATCGAAGTAGAACTTGACTGGATGGATGAAGAGGCATATTCCATCGATGATGAGTTGAGAGAACGGATTGTGGAGGGCGTGGAAAACGCCCTTCTGGAAAAGGCAACGAATGAAGCTGTAAAGGCAGTGGATAATAAAATTGCAGAGAAGATTCTGAAGGCGGAAGAAACGATACAGGCAACCGTAGACCAGTTCATTGCGAATGTGTGCGAGGAGAAGATTGGAAAGATTGTTATCCCGGAAAAGAAAAGCACCTGGAGCGATGAAGTAACGTACAAGCCTCTGTCTGAATACGTGGGAGAGAGATTTGAACTGTTCCTTACGGAAAAGAGATATGACAGGGACGGCCGCATTGCAAGTTATTCCAGTGACAGGAAATTATCCGCCGCCGGTCTGCTCACGAGTCAGTATCTGGAAGAGGAACTTGGAAAGAAGGTTGAAAAGCTGATTGCGAATGCTAAGAGAGAGGTGGAGGAATCTCTGATAAAATCACTGGAACAGAATTTGAAAGAAAACCTTGCGAAAGACACGATTGAAAGAATGAATATCCCGGAAGTGTTGAAGAAACTAAGCAGCATAGGAGCAAAGCAGGTAACCGGAACATCATTGCCGGAGTAAAGGAGGAAGGATATGAGTGATTTTACCATAGGGCATGTTACGGACCAGAAGGAAGGACCGATGGATGGAGTGTACGCTGAGACGAAGGGCACATACACGAAGTTCAAAGGAACCGGAGCATTTCAGAAAGAGAAGAGAATCCTGTATCAGAAAGTAACGGATGTCGGAATCAAGGCCAGTTTGCAGACCGGCATGGTAAGCATCAATGACAGAAACCGGAACCAGGCAATAGCGGTAAGCATTACGGAGATGGTTGCGATTCTGAATGAGGCTTTGAGATACGGAACGGCAGGAATGGGAAAGAAGGTGCGGCTGTGATCAACAGGGCAAGCGAAGGAACGTGCCGTCAGTGCGGCAGAAGAATCCTGTGGGTGCGGATGAAGTCCGGAAAGAATATGCCGGTAGACGTGGCACTGCATAATTACAAGAAGGACAGCACCGGAAAAGAAAAAATCGTCACGCCGGACGGAGAGGTAGTGGCAGGAAGAATTCTGGTAGGCGAGCGTGGAGATGGAGCAGGTTATATTTCGCACTTCGCTTCATGCAAGAAGTACCGGAGATAAAAAGAAAAGCCGCCATATCCCTATGGCAGCTCCTCAAATGTTCGTAGATAGATTCATTATATGGAGCAGAGCAAGAAAAGTCAAGGAGGTATGGCGGTATATGGAAAGGCAGAGTGAGCAGGAACTGTTAGCAATCGCACCTGTGGAAACGGAGAGTCTGGAGGGAAACAGAATCTACCGGGTAACAGGGAGAGAGCTGACACAGATAGCGGAAATATCTGCGAGAGAAGCGGTCAAAATGTGCAGAGAAGAGCGAAAAAAGACCGAAAAACGTGAGCAGAGTAACGCTGATAAGGTAAAAAGAACCAAGAAATTGTTATCAGACTACCGTAGACTGAAAAGGGAAATCCCGGAAGATGAAGAATTTACGGAAGGCGAGAAAGTAGAAAAACGGTGGGCGTTCCTAAGAGATTTGATGGGTTCGGCACATATCAATAGCCAGGAAAGCGTAGTAGAGAAAGAGGAAAAGCGCAGGGCAGAGAATATGTATTACATCAACCGGATAGAGCGTGCGATTGAGACGTACCGAGAGGAGTGCGAAACATCGAAAAAGCCAGAAGCTATGCGGTGTTACAGGGAAGTGTACGAATACTACATAGCGGAGGAAGAAAAGACGGTTGCTCAGATTGCAAGCGAGGAATGCGTGAGTGAAAAAACTGTCTATAAGGACATCGGGAACGCCTGCAAAATCATAGCTGTGTACCTGTTGGGTGTGTGAGAAAACTGGGTTCAAAAACAGTAGAAAATATGGAATTGACGAGGGTAAAATACCTGTGGTAACGTAGTAAGTGCCAAAAGCCCATATGTCACACCATAAAAATGGAGCACTGTGAATCGACTTTTCCTTCTCTGATGGCTGAGCGGTCTTCGGACCGCAAAGCCGGAGGAAGGGATTCTTAAAAAACGGTAAACAGCCTGTATTCCCTGTACTTAGGTAGGTAATCTGGTATAATTAAAGTATGGAAAACAACGGTTTTTCAAGGGAAAAGGAGCAGACGGACAATGGGAATTTATACGAGCAGATATAGCAACAAAGAGCTTGCAGATGGCAAATATTACTGTGTAGGAATCAGCATCGGGACGCCGAAATTCAAACTGGCGTACAGACTGGAAAACCAGTGCTACTCACTGGCACCGAAAGGGTATATGCTGAGAATGAACCTGGAAGATTTCAAGAAAGCCTATTACGAGAAGCTGAACGGCATAGGCAAGGACAGAATCATCAACATGGTTATGAAGATGGAACGTGACGCAGCGGCCCAGGGAAAGGATTTGGTCCTCCTGTGCTACGAGGATGTGAGAATCCCGGAAGATTGGTGTCACAGAACTGTTTTTGCTGAGTGGTGGGTGGAGAACACTGGAGAGATTATCGAAGAACTTCCAGACCCGAATCCCCCGAAGGGAAAGAAGGTAGCAACGACAAGTAAGAAGCCCGAAGTGCAGACGAAGCCAGATGATGGCTACCAGCAAATGAGTCTGTTTGGTATGGGCGCTTTAATATAATATCCGGAGCTGGTGTAGACAGCACGCAACTATTCCATGGTTGAGACCCTGTTCATCGCAGGGCTCCGGTCCAAAAACAACGGCATCGCATCCAAAAGGGTACGGTGCCTTTTTTAATGCAACGAGAGAAGGGAGAGTTGATAAGCGATGGCATTTTTCAGAGACCCAGGAGAGATGTTCTTGGGATGCTTGGGTACGGTGGAGCAGAGATATTTGGTAAATCTGATAAAGAATGCTGCGAAGAACGGGTATACGAGGTTTGTAGAGCCATGTGCCGGAACATTCGCCATGAGCAACCTGGCAATCCAGAACGGGTATAAGCCGGAGCAGATTGAGACAAGTGATGTGTCTATGATGAGTTCGGTTATGGGGTATGCCGTTACAGGCAAGCCGCTTGACGAACTGGAGATACACGCCCAGGGCTTTTCTGATGAGGAGCTGTTGGACCCGGCGGTTGCCCTGTATGCTCAGATGTATCTGAGAACATCGAAGACAGCCGGTAACGAGTATTTCTTTAATCTGCTGAAAGATTTGAGAGACAGAAGAGAGGAACACATCGAGCATATCCGGCAGAGTTTAGAGAACATCAAGAAGGAAATGTACGGTATGACGTACCGACCGTTGGATATGTGGGACCATCTGGACGAGGTACTTGACGATCCCCACACGCTGGTTATTGCCAATCCGCCGACCTACTTCTCCGGCTATGAGAAGTTCTATGACACCCAGGGGAAAATGACATGGAAGGAACCAGAGTATAAGCTGTTCGACCCGGAAACAGGACACGTCGAGTTGTTTGACCGGTGCATGAATGCGAATGCTCTGGTTGTTTGCTACCAAGAGAAAAGAACCGGAGAGGCTGTAGGAGAGCCGATATTTGCAAGAGCCGGCACGAGAGCAGATTTGAACAGCTACATTACCTCGAACAGAGGAGAAGAAGCGGCGGCACTGGCAGAGGGAAGAAAAATCAAAAGACCTTCCGAGAGTAAGCTGGCACCGATTGACTGTAGTATGTTGCCAAGAGATTACGAGATAACGGAGAAAAGCAAGGTACAGATCATCTCTATTAAGGTAGCAGAGGCACAGTATTACAGACAGCTATGGACGCATAATTTTGTTGGTTCATCGGCTACGTTCAATAGAGCTGTTCTGATTGACGGGATGGTATCGGGCGTATTTGGGATTTCAAAGATGCAAGCCACATCACTCTTCATCTGGTACGTTATGAAGGTCCCACACACCACGTATCGGCTCGGTAGACTACTGTATATGTTGGCACAGAATCATTGCTTCACAGAAACGCTCCTGGACGATCTGGAACGTGAGAAGGTAACGAAAGTCCGGACCGCCATGCTGACGAAGTATCCGGAGAACAAAGAAGTCCGGGGCATTATGAAGCTGGTAAACCGGCAGAAGGATAAGAACAACGGTTTCAAGCTGACATACGAAGCGGAGCTGACTGACCGAACAGAGCAGGAAACATTGGAAGAATGGTTAAGGAGGGAAAGACAGTGGCAGAAGAGCAGAAAGCAAAATATGAAATAATTTATGATATGGGTACAGAGCTGTACATTGCGAAGGTGCAGTTGGCCGACCTTAAGGAACAGGACATCAACGCCAGGATAATGAAAAACGAGATGCAGGACCAGCTAACAGCGAACATCAAGAACAGAGGGCAGTTGGAGAGTTTGCCGTTAATTGCATTGATGGGAGAGAAACTGGAGATTATTTCCGGGCATCACAGAGTAAAGAGTGCAAGAGAAGCAGGCCTGAAAGAGATTATCGTTATCCTGGATAAGAGCGGGCTGACCCGAAGCAAGGCAGCTTCTAAGCAGTTGGCTCACAATGCAATCTCCGGATTTGATGATGAGAGTACGCTGAGAGAGATCGTGAAGCTGATGGATAACGTCGATGATATGATGGAGAGCTATATTGGGAAAGAGATTCTGGAAGAACCGTTGGAGCAGTTTGATAAGCTGAATACTCCGGCGGTTCAGTTTGATTTCAAGACCATTGCGTTTGCGTTCCTTCCGAACCAGATCAGAGACTTGGATGCACTGATGAAGAATCTGAACGGTAGCTGTGCTGAGATTATCGGTGTTGCTGCCTATGAGCAGTGTGAGAAGTTCGTGGAGACACTGGATAAGTACCAGCAGTTTACGGACATCCGGAACGTAGGGGCGGCAGTCCATTCCATGATTGATGCTGCAAATGAGAAAATGGCCGATGCCGGTTTTGACCCGGACATGGATTGGACGTACCTTGCGAAAGTATTTGGCAGTGCTGCCATTCCGGTAGAATCGGCAGAAGTAATCAAAAAAGCTCTGAAAAAAGCAGAGAAGGACGGCACGATTACCAGTAAGAATAAATGGCAGATGATTGAATACTGGGCGGCTGACTACCTGGCAGGGAAGTAGGTGGTTGAATGGCGGCAAAGCAGAAGTATGATGAGAGATTTGTAAAAATTGCCAGGGTATTGTGCATGAGAGGCGGTACGGATGAGGATTTAGCTGACGCATTCGAGGTATCTCCGAGGACAATCAACCGTTGGAAAAAGAATTACCCGGAGTTTGCAGAGGCTCTGGCCGCCGGAAAAGAATATGCAGATGCAGAAGTCGAACTGAGTCTGTATAAGCGAGCAAAAGGAAGTAAGAAGAAAACGAAAGTAACCCGGAAAATTATTGAGATGGACAAAGACGGTAATACCAAGCCTGCGAAGATAGAGACGGTTGAGACCGAAGAGGACATCATACCGGACGTAGGAGCGTGCTGTTTCTGGTTGAAGAATCGTAGGCCGGACATCTGGAGAGATAAGCAGGAAATTGGTCTTTACGAGATAGAAGACATGGAGGGTATCGAAGCCGACATTTATGGCGGCGAAGAATAAGGGCTTATCCAACCCGTATGTCAAGGTCAACAGGCGCAAGCGTATAGGGTTCAATTTCAGCGACAAGCACAAGCGGTATATCAAAAATTGTGCGAACAGTACCTACAATATCCTGGAAGGTGCTGTTCGTTCCGGTAAGACGGTAGATAATGTTTTCGCATTTGCTCACGAATTAAAAACGACGAAGGATAGAATCCACCTGGCGACTGGTTCGACTATGGCGAATGCTAAGCTGAACATTGGAGATGCTAATGGGTTCGGTCTTGAGTATATATTTCGCGGGCAATGCAGGTGGACTCAGTACAAAGGGAATGACTGCCTGCTGATAAATGGCCCGGATACGGGGTACAAAGACAAGATTGTAATCTTCGCCGGAGGTGCAGCGTCCGATAGTTACAAGAAAATCCGAGGTAACTCATACGGTATGTGGATTGCAACCGAGATCAACCTGCATCATGACAACACCATCAAAGAGGCATTCAACCGACAACTGGCAGCCAAGAATAGAAAAATCTTCTGGGACTTGAACCCAGACCATCCTAAGGCGGCGATATACGTTGATTACATCGACAAATACGCTGAGAAAGCGGCCAAGGGAGAGCTTCTGGGTGGTTACAATTACGAGCATTTCAATATCTTCGAGAATATCAACATCCCGAAGCAGAGAATAGCTGAGATTGTCAGCCAGTATGACAAGGACAGCATCTGGTACATCCGAGATATTGAAGGTAAGAGAAGTATTGCAGAAGGCCTGATATACGTTAAGCTGGCAACTTCCATAGCGGCAGAGGACGATGAGTACATCGTGCCGTTGGAAGAGACGATTGACATGGCGAAACGTGGAGAGTTCATAGAGCTGAATATAGGCGTGGACTTCGGAGGTAACGGCTCCGGCCACGCTTTTGTTGCGTCTGGTATTACCCAGGGATATGAGAAACTGTATGTGCTGTCCTCTGAATGGCACGATGCAGACGGAACAGACCCCGATGATTTGAACCGGATGTTTATGAAATTCGTTGAGAAGATATTGGACCGGTACGGATTCATTACGAATGTGTACTGCGATTCTGCGGAACTGGTGCTGAAACGAGGTTTGCAGAAAGCTATGATTGAGGCGGAACTGGGAAATATCAATGTCACGAATGCTGCCAAGTGCAAGATTACAGACCGTATCTTCACAATGACCACGCTCTCAGCAACTGGGCGTGTGTTCTTTACGCCAGATTGTGAAAGTGTTCTCGAAGCTATCAGCATGGCGGTTTGGAATCCGAAGAAAATGGAACTGGAGCGTCTGGATGATGGAACCAGTGATATTGACTCTCTGGATGCTATGGAGTACAGCTTCGAGAAGAGGATAAAGAAATTCATTAAGAAGACGGGGTGAACTGATTGAGAATTGCAAATATATTGAGAAAGGTGTTGAGAAGATTGGTGCCGAATAACAGTGTGGAAAAAGCCCTGGGCGTTGATATATGCGAATCCGGAGTAATGCAGAATGCCATAGAGCTGTGGCACAACATGTACAAGAATGAACCGCCATGGAGAGGAGGAAAAGACAATGTGATTCCTCTGAATCTGCCGTCAGCGATCTCGGAGGAATTTGCCAGGCTGATACTAACGGAGTTCAGCATGAAGGTAACTGGCAGTCCGATGGCTGATTTCATCAATGAGCAGTTGAAAGACCAGCTTACGGATTTAAATAAATTTGTTGAGATGTACTGCGAGGGTGGAGCTATTGCAGTGAAGCCGTTCGTGACGAACATAGACGAAAACGGAAAGCCAACGGCAATCGAGCTGGATTTTGTGAAAGCGGTGGATTTCTTTCCCTGTGCGTTCAATAACAAGGGAGAGATAACGGCGGCGGTGTTCGTGGAAGGAAAGAAGATAGGAGATTACCTGTATACCCGGCTTGAATACCATGAGCTTACGGGAATGACCTATACGATCATCAACAAGGCGTTCAAATCTGAGGAGATTTACCAGTACAACGATGACGGAACCTATGCTGTGAGGGATAGATTTCGGAAAGAAGTGCCACTGTCTGAGGTGGATGAATGGGCGGGCCTGTCGGAAGAACCGGTAATTATCGGTAACATCGACAAGCCGCTTTTTGCGTACATCAAAGTACCAAAGGCAAACAATATCGATACGGATTCGCCATTGGGGGTATCAGTGTTCTCCAGAGCTACAGAGATAATAGAACAAGCTGACATTCAGTACGGGCGTGTATTGTGGGAGTATAAAGCCACAGAAGCTGCTATCCTGGGCGATTCTGAGTTGTTCCAGACAGATAAGCATGGAAAGCCGGTTCTTCCGGCAGGACAGGAAAGGATGTTCAAGACATTTGACTTCGACAATGCGGATGGAACTAACAAGGGGCTGCTGAAAGAGTATGCACCGCAGATTCGCCACGAAGCGTTGTTCCAGGGACTGAATAAGCTACTAATGAAAATAGAGTTCCTGGTCGGCCTTGCCTACGGTACGCTGTCTGAACCAACGGACATTGAGAAGACGGCATACGAAATCCGGGTATCAAAGCAGAGGTCATACCATACGGTAACGGCGATGCAGGACGCATGGCATAAGGGATTTGAGAAAATCATATACGCCATGAGAGTTCTGGCGTTGCTTTATGATATAGTTCCAGACGGAGAAACGGAGCTGAACTGCAACTGGGGCGATGGAGTTCTGGAAGACACAGAAGCTGAGTATCAGCGTAGATGGTCCATGGTGGTTGCCGGAAAGCTGAAAACAGAAGCGTTTCTTGCGTGGTATTTCGGATGCTCGGAGGAAGAGGCAAAGAACATGATGCCGAAGCCGGTAGCCAGATTTCCTACAGAAGAATAGGAGGTGTGAGCAGTGCTGACACCAGAATATTTGAATAGCTTTTCTTCCGGTTATCTGGGAATGTGCGATGTGTTGAATGAGCAGATCATCCGAGATGTGGCACGAAGGATAGCAAAGACCGGAAGAATCACACCGACAGCCGAGTGGCAGTTGAAGCAGGCAAAGCAGTCCGGAGCATTGATGAATGATGTAATCCGGGAGGTCGGGGTTCTGACTGGAAAATCCGATACGGAGATATTACGCTTATTCCAGGATGCAGGCTTGACCGGGATGTTGCAGGATGCAAAGCCGCTATTGCAGGCCGGAAAGCTGAAAACCTCGGATATTGTTCTTTCTGGAGCGATGCAGAGGACCATGGAGGCTGCCGCCGAGAAGTGCAGGGGAGAGATAGGGAACCTTACGCTGACAACGGCCGTAGCCACACAGCAGGAGTATATGCAGGCGCTGAACGCAGCCTATATGAAGGTTACGTCCGGTGCTTTTTCGTACCATGAGGCGATCAGACAGGCTATCCGGGATGCAGCAGCAAAAGGAACATCGGTCATGTATGACAGTGGGTATATCTCGAAGCTGGATACAGCCATAAGAACAGCACTGTTGACCGGAGTAAATCAGACAGCCGGAAAGCTGACGGAGTTATACGCTTCGGAACTTGGAGCTGAGTATTACGAGACAACGGCTCATGCAGGAGCCAGACCCTCACACTCAGTCTGGCAAGGCAAGGTGTTCAAGATTGAGGGCACAGCTCCGGGGTATGAGAACTTCTACGAGGCAACCGGATATGGAACAGGAGCCGGTTTGTGCGGTTGGAATTGCAGGCATAGCTTCTATCCGTACTGGCCGGAAGTTTCAAAACCGGCATACACGAAAGATGATCTGGAGGATTACAGCAGACCGAAGTATTCGTTTGCAGGGAACCTTCTTACGGAGTATGAGTGTATGCAGAAGCAGCGTGAATATGAACGGGCAGTCAGAGAGTATAAGAGAATCCTGGCTGCCTATGATTCGTATATCCAGACGGTTCAGTCAGAAGTCGACAGAGCGTACTTCCGAGAGGAGTTCCAGAAAGAATCTGTGAATCTGAAAGAGAAGGAATCGCAGATGAAAGATTTCTGCAAGCAGACTGGACGGAGCATAGATACTGCCAGAACGCAGGTATCAGCCGTATATGACGGCAACGGTAACTTGGTATCATTTAACCGCTCAGTCAGTGGAAAAGCTGTATGGGCGAATAAGAAAGCAAAATAAGGAGGTAACAAGACATGTTATTTAGAAAAGCATTTGAACTGATGAAACAGGGAAAGAAGTTGAAATTGCCATCATGGGCTGGATATTGGTATTGGTCTAAAGATAAGCAGACAATTATCATACACACGAAAGATGGAGTTGACATGGATATCCGTGAGACACAGATTCCGGACTATACATTTTCCAATATCGCAAGTGATGAATGGACGTTAGCAGATAGTGAGAATTGTCCGGAATTGGGTGGCGAGGCTACATTCTCATTTGGAGACGCAATTAAGTATCTGAAACGTGGCATGAAAGTAGCAAGAAAAGGATGGAATGGGAAGAAGCAGTACATCCAGCTCGCTACAGGAATTTCTTACAAGACAGCGGATGGAGATATCGTAAACTGCGAACATGATGCTATCGGAAACATGGCTATCGCATTTGTCGGAACATCAGGAGTACAGATGGGATGGCTCGCAAGTCAGGCAGATATGCTTGCAGATGATTGGGTGTTTGCAGATTAGGAGGATTAATCATGAAGAAATTGTTTATTTCACAGCCAATGAAAGGAAAGTCTGATGAAGACATCCTGGCAGAACGCCAGAAAGCAATCAAGAGCGCAGAGGCGAAAATCGGAGAAGCAGTAGAGGTCATTGATTCCTTTTTTCAGGAAGCCCCGGTGGATGCAAAGCCCCTTTGGTTCTTGGGAAAATCCCTGGAACTTTTGGCCGATGCAGACATCGCTTACTTTGCTAAAGGCTGGCAGGAGGCCAGAGGATGCAAAATCGAGAATACATGTGCTATTGAGTACGGCATTCCGGTTATCGAAGACTACACAGCAGAGTAGGAAGGAGGTGATCCTGCTATCTCCCATCCATGGGTTAAATGGTATTTGCCCCGTATAGGGCCGTAACGTATTAACCCTTACAATTTATCATTGAAGCACTTAAAACGTGTCCTGGGAACTTTCAGAAGTTCGTAGACACCCTTTAAGACCACGAAAACAAATAACAGCCAGCCGGTCCGTTGGTGGAACGTTTGGCTGTTGTTTTTTGCCCTGTGATATGGCATATAAACTGTCTCCTTCTCTTGCGTGCGGAGATATAAACGCACGATAGCAGTGCCGGAGTGAACCGGAATCTAAACGAAATCAGCGAAACGAAGAAAGGAAGGTAAGTGAAATGGCTTACGAATTTTTGAAGAAACTTTTTGGAACCCCGAAGGACGGCGAAGAGCCTAAGGCTATGACCTATGCGGAACTGGAGGCGGCGATTGATGCTGACAAGAAAATCCAAGTAGTAGATGTGAAAGCCGGAGGCTATGTGTCGAAGGAAAAACTGGATGCCAAGATTACAGAGCTGGACGGAGTAAAGCAGCAGTTGTCAGATGCCAATACAACGATTCAGTCCTACAAGGACATGGATATTGACGGCATCAAGCAGTCTGCAAAGGACTGGGAGACGAAGTACACCCAGGAAACACAGAAGTTGACTGCACAGCTTGCAGCCCAGGAGCGTACCCATGCCATGGATATGTTCATGGGTGGTTATAAGTTCACCAGCAAACCTGCAGAAAACGGCGTGAGAGCAGAGTTTGAAAAGAAGAACTTTACCCTGGAAGACGGAAAGTTCCTGGGAGGCGATGAGTTTATGAAGTCTCTCATGGAGAATGACGATTACAAGGGAGCTTTTGCTTTCGATGATGATGGCGATCCGGAAGACGATTCCCACGAGGAAGAGGAAGGAAAGCCGTTCTTTGCAAGAGGAGTTGGCGGAACTGGCGGAGCCGGAGGCGAAGGAGTCAAAGGAAAAGAAACGCAGTTTAATCCGTTTGAGTTCAACTTAATCAGACAGCCAGACAAAAACTAACAGGAGGAGAATGAAATGGCGAAATTAAATTATGCAACCGAGTATTTACAGACACTGGAGCAGATGTTTCCGTATGTTCTGTATTTTGGAGACTTATTTGCGACACCGAACAATGGAAGATTCCGTTGGGTAAATTCCAGAGTTATCGAGGTGCCGACAATCTCCACAACTGGCCGTACCGATGGAGACAGAGACACCATTGGAACCAGAAAGCGTAACTACAACAACGAGTGGAAACCGCTGACCCTGGAGAATCACAGACAGTGGCAGACGCTGGTACATCCGAGAGACATTGCCGAGACCAAGGGTGTTGTGGCAATCGGAAATATCACGAAGGTTTACAACGAGGAGCAGAAGTTCCCGGAAATGAATGCTTACTGCATTTCCAAGCTGTATGCAGACTGGACTACTGACGGAGCGAAGACAGCCCACAGTGAAGTGCTGACAGAGGAGAATGTGCTGACTGTCTTTGATGAGATGATGAAGAACATGGATAATAAGAGAGTTCCGAGAGCCGGAAGAATTCTGTATGTGACACCGGATGTCAGAACACTCATCAACAATGCGAAGCAGATTTACAGAACCGTTGATGTAGGTAGCCGTTCTGATGCAATCAAGAGAGCGATCAACTCTATTGATGATGTGAAGATTCCGGAGAGCGTACCGAGTGACATGATGCAGACGAAGTATGACTTTACCGAAGGTTGGAGAGTGGATTCCACAGCGAAACAGATTAATATGGTTCTGGTACATCCGATGGCGGTAATCACACCGATTTCCTACGAGTTCGCTCAGCTTGACCCGCCATCCGCAGGATCCCAGGGCAAGTATGACTACTTCGAGGAGTCTTTTGAGGATGTATTTATCCTGCCTCACAAGATGGATGCTATTGACTTCCATGTGAGCAAATAAGAGAAACTGATCACTGGCTCTGTGCGTGTGCGTGGAGCCAATTTTTGAAGGGAGAAACCATATGTATAAAGTTGAGAAAAAGAACAGAGTTCTCAGAATCCCGGATGAGAAATTCGATGAGTATAAGAAGATGGGCTACATTATCCGGGATGAGAATGACAATGTGCTGTTCGAGCCGGAGAACATCAAGGCGACTGCCGAAAAGCTCAAAAAGGAGAACGATGAGCTGAAAGCCAAACTGACAGAGGCTACTCTGTATGCGGAGGATGCCGATAAAAAGATTGTAGACCTCCAGAAAGAGAACGAAGAGCTGAAAGCGGCAATCCAGGCACAGGCTACAATGGGATCAGTTGCACCGGTTTCTGAAGATTCCGGGAAGAAAAAGACAACCAAGACTCCAAAACAGTCAGAGTAGGAGGTAGCTTATGTATTTAGCAACGAAAGGTGGGAGTTCCTGCCGGATTCCCAAAAGAAAGGCAGGATACTACAAAAGCATGGGCTACTCCCTGGAGAATCTGGATGAAGAAGTCGGAGCGAGCACAAGTCCTGCAAAAGAAAAGAAGACCGGTAAAAAAGAATCAGCTTCGCAAGAGGACGTAAATCCGGCAAATAACTGATTTATCTTTCGGTAGCTTACCATTTTACCAGAAGGGAGTGTTTGGATGAACCAGGAGGCTATAACGAGCCCATATGTGGACTTTACGTACTACAAGGAAGAGTACGGCGGTGTCCACATCAAAACCGAGAAAGATTTCAGACGAGCTGAGAAGTTTGCTGAAGCTTTTGTGAATCGGATTACGCTTGGACGGATACCGAGACTGCCAACGCTTACGGATTCGATCAGAGACGCAATCTGTAGTGTTGCTGATTCCATTGCGATACAGAGAGAGAAGAACGAAGCTGTTGTAAAGTCAGAATCTAACGATGGATATTCTGTCAGCTATGCAGATGCCGGGAGTTATTCAGCTGTAAGCAGTGAGATGTACAGAACGGTTAGGACATACCTGGCAAACACCGGACTACTGTATAGAGGGTGGGTGAAAGAGTATGACGATAAACAGTGATGTGACAATCTTCAATCTCAGAATCGGAGCTGACAGGAGAGAGAAGTTCTACGCAACAAGAATCCTGGGAGTTTCCTGGTATGGAAGCAAAGGGCAGGTAGTGTCGGATACAGTCCGGAAGGGCACAGCACAGTGCGTGATCCGGATTCCATACACAGCAATCGTAGAAGGTGGAAAGCAATATATAAGCGAAGAAGAGTATAAGAAGCTGTCGGATGAAGAGGCAGAAAGGCACTGGACTATCCAGAAGAACGCTTATATTGTGCGAGGACAGCTTGAAGTTGCTGACCAATGGGTATTTGACACGTTCAGTTTTCAACATGGAGTTATCTTGAAGGAAACAATAGAAGACCTGGCAAAGCTGAGACAGCATGATGAAGATTTTGTGACGATCATAGAATATGCAGACAACACGCTCAGAGGAACTGACCGGACAAAGCACTGGAGGATAGGAGGAGCATAATGTCGCTGAAGATGATTACAACACCAAGAGGCTCAATCGTTACTACCAAGAATGGAAAAGCGGAGCTGACATGGAACTCAGACTTTGCAGCAAGAAGAAATGCTCAATTTACCAAGAAGCAAATGTTCATAGACTCAGAGGTTCTGAGACGATGCAGCCCGAGAGTCCCGTTCAAAACAGGTATGCTGGAGAAATCCGGAAAGTTGGGAACGAGCATCGGTAGCGGCGAAGTGAATTATATCGCCAAGTATGCTGCTGTACAGTATTATGCAACGTCTGACACCAGACCGTATGATGCGAACCGTGGAGCGCATTGGTTTGAGAGGATGAAAGTGGCTGAAAAAGACGATATTTTGCGTGGAGCGGATAAGATCTAGGAGGTCGCATGGCAACGAAAAGTATTATACAGGGCGTATCAGATTATTTTCTGAATTGCCCGTTGTTGAAAGATGGTGTATTCCGGGTGGACGCCCTGGGAACAGAACCGGTGGAATATACCATAGAAACGGGGATATTTGACCCGATTATTGAAAGATATGTTGACGGCAGTTCTGAACGGCAGTTTCAGTTCCAGTTCGGATCCAGAGAGTTTTACAGCATGGATCGGCTTCAGAATATTGATAACAGCACATTCTATGAAGAACTTGCCGAGTGGGTGGAAGAGCAGAGTCTTGTCGGTAATCTTCCGGAGCTTCCGGAAGGAATGAGTGCCACGGAGATAGAAGTGCTTTCGCCGGGATATATCTATGATGGAGCTATGAAGAATGCAAGGTATCAGATTTCCTTGCGATTATTGTATTTTAAGGAGGCATGAAACAATGGCAGAGAATACCAACAGCAAAAGAGATGTAGTACAGAGACACCAGTTTGCGGACTTTCTGAATATTGGAACGTCCGAGAAAGCGAAGTGGGTGCTGATGGGAGTTGGATTCACAACCCTGGATGAAACATTCGGTGCAGAAAGTGAATCCGAGAAGTACGTGAGTGAAGCATCTTCGTCTTCCTCTGTCGTGTCTTATACATCGGTATTTCCGTTTGAAGCACGACTTATTAAGGACCAGGATGCAGTCAACGCACTGTACCATGTCGGCAGAAACCATTTAACAGGAAGCGATGCAGAGTTTGAATACTGCCGTGTAGAACTCTGGGATCAGAAGATGAGCGCTTCTGCACCGGTTGAAAACACATTTGCAGCTAGAAAGTTCCTGGTATCCGCAGAACTGAGCGGAGTATCCGGAGAAAAGAAACAGAGCATGAGTGGAAACCTCAATACAGTAGGAGATCCGGTTGACGGATATTTCAACACAAAGACACAGACATTTGAAGAAGCTGCGGCTTAGAATTTGGAGGTAAAGTAATATGAGCATGTTAAAAATTTGTGGACAGGAATTAGAGTTAGATCTGTTCGATGCAGACGTTATGGAAACTTATGAGAAATCTCTTGACAAGGTAGTGAAAAGATCAAAGGAATCTAAGAAGCATACGGAGTTGTCAAATGCAGAAGGCATTCGGGAAACGTGCGGAATCGTGAAAGACTTCTTCGATGAAGTATTTGGAGAAGGGACATCCGAAAAGCTGTTCAAGGGCAAGAATAATCTGTTAGTTTGCATGGACGCATTTGGAATTGTTTCTTCTGAGGCTAACAAGATGAAAAGCCAGGCAACTGCAATTGCTAACAAGTACAACATGAACCGGGCTCAGAGAAGACAGGACGATAAGAAAAATAAGCATGGCAAGAACAGAGCAACAGTGACACAGAACGGTAATGCGGATGGTCGTGATAATTCATGAACCACGACTGCAACATGCTTATAGACTATCTCCCGGAAACAGTAGAAATTGAAGGTGTGGAGTATGAGATAGAATCAAATTTCCGCACCTTTATTTTGTTTGAGATGCTGATGCAGGATTCGGAGCTTTCGGATTCGGAAAAAGCAATGCAAGGGCTGAAACTGGCTTATCCAGTTATCCCGGATAATCTGGAAGCGGCGGTAGATGAACTGCTATGGTTCTACGCTTGTGGCAAGAGGTGGAGAGAGAAGAGAGCTGGTTCGGTAGAAGGAGCTTCAGAAGTTCAGAGGATCTATTCTTTTGAGCATGACGATGACTATATCTACTCAGCATTTCTGACGCAGTACCACATTGACTTGCAGGATATTAAGTATCTGCATTGGTGGAAGTTCAAGGCTTTGCTGAGAACGCTATCCTCTGATTTGGAGTTCTGCAAGATTATGGAATACCGTAGCGTGGATATTAATGCGAATATGACAAAAGAGCAGAGGGATTTCTACCGCAAGAAGAAAGAGCTGTATGCTCTTCCGTTACCTGCTGACGAGGAAGAAAAGGTAGACGCAATAGCAGAAGCCCTCATGAATGGTGGGGACCTTACGGGACTGCTGTAGGAGGTGACTGGCTATTGAAGATGTAAAGAAGAAAATGATACGGGTGGAGTGCCCGTTGTGTAAATATAAAATGCCACTGTTTTTTGAAGAGACAGCGGAGTGTTCGGGCGTGATGGTATCCTGCAAAGGGAGAAACTGTCATGCCCGTTTTGAATTAAAGATTAAAGACGGAAAACAGATCAAGTAGTGCCATTACGAGCCGATGATTGAGCCGAAGAATTGAGGTGAGAGCATGGGCTATGATGGTACGCTGAAGTTTGATACCAGCATAGATAGTTCCGGATTCCAAGCCGGACTGAGTAAATTATCTGGACTTGCAAGTAGCGCAATCAAAGCTACTACAGCAGTCATCGGAGGTGCTACATCAGCAGTTGCTGGTATTGGTGCGGCTGCAATCAAGGTCGGTTCTGACTTTGAAGCTGGAATGAGTAAGGTTCAATCCATTTCCGGAGCTTCTGCTACAGAAATTCAGCAACTTGCAGAAAAAGCAAAAGAGATGGGAGCCAAGACAAAGTTCTCGGCTACCGAAAGTGCTGAAGCGTTCCAGTATATGGCAATGGCTGGCTGGAAGACCGGAGATATGCTGAACAGTATCGAAGGTATCATGAACCTGGCTGCGGCATCTGGAGAAGACCTTGCAACTACCAGTGATATTGTCACCGATGCTATGACCGCCTTTGGACTGGCGGCTGACGGGACAACAACGATTATCAAAGATGGATACACGAAAGAAGTATCCAATGCCACACACTTCGCAGACGTGCTTGCGAAGGCGGCATCCAATTCCAACACGAATGTAGGAATGATGGGCGAGACATTCAAGTACGTTGCGCCCGTAGCTGGAGCCTTGGGATTCAGTGTTGAAGACTGTGCTACAGCAATCGGTCTAATGGCAAACTCTGGTATCAAAGCAAGCCAAGCTGGTACGTCTCTGAGGTCAATCTTCAGCCGAATGGCTAAGCCGACTGACGAAGTAAAAGCAGCTATGGATCAGCTGGGAGTATCACTGACAAATAGTGATGGTTCCATGAAGTCTCTGAAAGAGGTTATGAAAGACCTCCGTTCCGGATTTGCCGGACTGACAGAGGCACAAAAAGCACAGATGGCATCAGCCCTAGGTGGACAAGAAGCCATGAGTGGACTTCTCGCCATCGTAAATGCATCAGATGAAGACTACCAGAAGCTAGAGGATTCTATCTATGATGCGGATGGTGCAGCTAAAGAAATGGCTGACACCATGAACGATAACCTGCAGGGAGCTATCACACTTTGCAAGAGTGCATTAGAGTCTGTAGGTATCGCCCTGTATGAAGAAGTACAGGAACCAATGAAAGAGACTGTCAAAGTCATAACCAGCATGGTTGAGGATATGAACGAAGCCATGGCTGAGAAGGGATTTGACGGTCTGATTGAAGCATTTGGAAATTCTATCGCTGAGTTGGCAAAGATGGCTGTGGATGCCGCACCGACACTGATCGGAGTAGCGGAAAATCTGGTAGGCACATTTATAAATGCCATCATGGAGCACCAGGAAGAATTTGCCGAAGCAGGAGCAACTTTAGTTGCTGAGCTTGTAAAAGCAATTATAAATGTGGCCGGTGACATGTGGTCTGCTGGCATTTATTTATTTACGGAATTTCTACAGGCTCTGAGCGATCATTCAGAGGAAATCGGTCAGGCATTTGGCGAAATGCTTAGCAAAATCGGAGAGGCGGTACAGGAAAATACACCGCTCATCATCCAGGCTGCAAAAGATTTCGTAGCTGGATTTTGCGAAGGTCTGAGTGAAGAGTTCCCTGGCGTGTCTTCGCTGATCGAAGGATTTCTTAACGGATTCATAGATTCGGCAAGTACCATTATCCAGGGAATTGTTGATGTGATTTCCGGCCTGTTCAGCGTGATTGACGGGGCAGATCCGAATACACTGGAAGCTGTCGGCTATGCCCTTGGAGTGATTGCTGGCTCTATCGCAGCCTTAAACGTTGCTAAAAGCGTCATTGAACCTTTAGGCACACTATTCTCCATACTGAAGACATTAAAGGGTGGAATCAGCGGAATTTCCGGAGTCATCGGAAAAGTCGTAGAAGGATTCCAGCTTTGGAGCGGTGGAGCTGGTTCACTCATGGAAGTTCTGGAGCTGGAGTTCCCGAAGGTTGCTGGCATCTTCAGTTCCATCGGTGGAGCGATACAGAAGGTAATCGGATTCTTTGCAGAGTTCGGTTCTACCATAGCCGGAATTGGTTCAATTATTGCCGGAGCGATCCTGGCAGTTACCAATTTCGTAGATATGTTCGTGAACGGCTTCAGTGCCGTAAAAGAAGCTCTTATGGTGGTCGGCATTGCGCTGGCGGCTGTCGGAGCGGTTATTCTGGGTGCGCCTGCATTGGTGGCTGCTGCGATTGCCGGAATTGTAGCTGCGGTTGCAACGGCGGTTGTGGTCATCAAGGAACACTGGGATCAGATTGTTGAATTTTTCCAGAGTATACCAGATAAGCTGAGAGAACTTGGTTCGGCTATCGCTGAATGGGGCTCTGGTGTCCTGGATAGCATAGGGGAATTTATTGACTCTGTGATTGAGTGGTTCTCCGAATTGCCAGGAAAAATCATAGATGCGATTAGCTCACTGGCAGAGAGTTTTGCTGAGTGGGGAGCTTCAATGCTGGAAACGGCTTCAGAAGTCGTAACGCAGATTATTGATTCAATCGTACAGTTCTTTACGGAATTGCCGTATAAAATCGGGTATGCGATTGGATTTGTGATCGGCACGTTGATTGAATGGGGAGCGAATGTGATCAACTGGATCACCACGAATGTTCCTCAGATGATTGACAATATCGTTACGTTTTTCTCTGAATTGCCGGGAAAAATTTGGGATTGGCTGGTAAATACCTACAACAAATTTGTTGAGTGGGGAAGCCAGATGCTCCAGAAAGCCGGAGAGGTGGCAAGTAACTGTATAGACAGTATTGTTACATTCTTCTCTGAGCTACCTGGCAAAATTTGGAACTGGCTGACGGACGCATTCAATAGATTTGTGACCTGGGGATCTAATACCCTACAGAAAGCAAGAGAAGTTGGAGCTAATACGATAGACACAATCGTCAATTTCTTCTCACAGCTACCAGGAAAAATCTGGACGTGGTTGAGTAACACCATCCAGAAAGTGATCCAGTGGGGATCCGATATGGTGGCTAGAGGAAGACAGGCGGCATCCGATCTGTGCAGTGCTGTTATAAATGGCGTTGCAAATCTGCCGTCTCAGATGGCTAGTATTGGCTACAACATTGTAATGGGTGTATGGAACGGAATTTGCAATGCTGCCGGTTGGTTCAGAAGACAGGTGTCATCGTTCTTCTCTGGAATTGTTGATGGTGTGAAGAGCGCACTTGGCATTCATTCACCGTCAAAGGTATTTGCTGATGAAATCGGTAAGTGGATTCCACCTGGTATCGGAGTAGGTATTGAAGCTGAGATGCCGGATCTGTATAAGCAGATGGATGATGAAATGTCAGCTCTTGGAAAGCGGATGCAGACAGCTGTCAATGTGGAAACCGGAAAGATTGCGGTGGATAAGAAAGTCAGCACAGCATACAAAGTGGAAAAAGAGAAGCAGGAAGTCTTCGAGAGCGGAGACACAACGGTAGAGATCAGCGGAGAGACACACGTTCATGTAGACCTGGATAGCCGGGAAATCGGAGAAGCTACAACACCGATTGTGGATGAAAACATGGCAAGAATTGATACGCATAAGAAGAGAGGAGGCTAATCATGTCGGGAGTAGGAATCATGTTCGATGAAACGCATTCGTTCCGGGACTGGGGCTTGAAGCTCAAGAAGATAGAGATCGGGATACCGAAAGCAAAAACTGAATATGTAAGTGTACCTGGCATGAACGGTGACCTCGATCTTACGGAAGCCCAGAATGGCGGTATCAAGTATGAAATGCGAGAGTTGAAATTCACGTTTGGAGTAAGAAACTGCAGTTACGAGAAGTGGAGTGGTCTGATTAGTCAGATCGCTTCCGATATCCAGGGAGTAGAAAAGAGAATCATCCTGGATACAGACAAAGGTTTTTACTATGTCGGAAGATGCGAGATTGACACGGAGAAGTCGAATGACGTTACAGCAGAGATAGCGATCACATGCACATGTGAGCCGTATAAAATAAGCGTTGCATCTTCAGATGAGCCGTGGAAGTGGGATACGTTCAACTTCCTCAATGGAGTGATCCGGAATACGTCAGACATTACGATCAGCTCTGCTTCTGGATGGCAGAAAGTTACGCTGGACGGTTGGGTTCACAATGAAACGCTTAGAATCGTATCAAATGCGGAGATGAAAGTAAGATACCGTAATTCGACCTACACGATATCAGTTGGCGAGAATATCATGTACGACCTCATTCTGTACAAAGGGACGAATGACCTATACTTCCAGGGGACAGGCAAGATTACACTGATTCACAGAGGAGGGATGTTGTAGATGTATACAATTAAAGCCTATGTGGACGGTGAAGAGTACACAATCCATGATTCCAGGGTAAAGGCACTGACGGTTGGAGGAAAGCCATACTTTGAAGTGGGTGATAACATCAACGGTTCTGCATCTTTCAGCGTATACCCGAATCATCCGTATTACGATAAGGTTAAGAAGTTGACAACGGATATTATTTTTTACCGGGATGATGAGCCGGAGTTTTACGGAAGAGTGCTTTATGACGATGAAAACTTTTCCGGAACAAAGAAAGTGTTCGTAGAGGGAGAGCTTGCCTTTTTGTGTGACAGCATCCAGAGACCGAAGGTATATCACAACATCTCGGTCAAAGCATATGTGCAGGATCTGATTGATATTCACAATGCACAGGTAGAGGAAAGAAAGCAGTTTACTGTCGGTCGTGTTACAGTTAAGGATTCCAATGATTCGTTGTACCGATATTCCAATTACGAAGACACCAGGACAGCTTTTAAAGAGAAACTGATAAGCAGACTTGGAGGACATTTGGTTATCCGGCATGAGGACGGACTGAGGATCTTAGATTACCTGTCGGACGAAGATTATTACACAAAGAATACTCAGGGCATCCGTTTTGGAAAGAATCTGTTGGATTTCTCGAAGAACATGGATGCATCTGATTTGGTCACATGCGTAATTCCGCTGGGAGCGAAGCTGGACGAAGAAGACCAGGATCCGTCATTGGAAGCCATCTCAGATCAGCGAATAACAATCGCAAGCATCAATGGAGGTGTTGACTATGTAACAGATGATAATGCTGTAAGGGAATACGGCAAGATTTATAAGACAGTTACCTGGGACGATGTAACACTTCCGGAGAATCTGAAGAAAAAGGGTGAAGAATATCTGAAGTCCGTTCAGTTCGAGAAGATGGTTCTGGAACTGAAAGCAGTAGATCTGAATTTGAAAGATGATTCGTTCCAAAGATTTGAGGTTGGAAACAAGATTCAGTGTACGTCCACGCCGAACGGTCTGGATAAAGAGTTTCCGTTGACAAAGAAGAAGACGTACATTACCAGTTTTAAAGATAATACGGTTACACTGGGAGATGAAACAAGCTCTGTTTCCTACACATCGTCAAACCGCCAGAATACGGCTGAAATGGAAGAGACGATAAAATCCTTGCCAAGTAAGTCAGAAATCTTGCAGGAGGCTCTCAGAAGCGCACAAGACCTCATAAACAAACAGGTAGCCAGTGGATATGCAATACACACGCCAAATGAGTTTGTTGTTGCTGATGATACAGAGTACAAGGAGAAAGCTAAGAATCTGTGGAGATGGGGGCTTGGTGGTCTGGCACATTACAGCCAGGGTTATGACGGACCAATAGACGGAGTGGCGTTGACCATGGATGGAAAGATCAATGGCGAAATGCTTCTGGTAAATTCCGTCAAGACAGAATCGCTGGATGCCGGATATCGGACATCGGTAGAAACGAAGATAACAGAGAGTGAAACAGCGGCGAAAAATCATGCCGATGGTAAAGTTAGAGTTGCCAGAGAGGAGATAGAGAATTCTATTTCAAATCTGGAGAATAAGATTTCACTGTCAGTCCGAAGCGTGAAGGAAACGGTTGCCAGGAAGAATTATATAGTCGGCGGTGAGCAAGAGACGCTTGATAAGAGCAAATTCACTGCATCTGGAGCAACTGGTAGTTGCAAGATTGAGCAAGCGGAGTTCTTAAACATGAATGCGATCAAGCTGACATTCTCAGCGAATGGATCAGTGACATTGACACAGAGCCTGGGAACCTTGGAAGCTGGAAATTATAAAATTGCTGTCGAAGCGGCATATCCGGAAGGTTCAAAGTACCGCCCGTCTTATGTCCGGTATGGATTCTCAGAGAATCAGTCAACAGAATACTTCAGCGGATACAGTGCGGACGAGTTCCACACTTACAGCAAAGAAGTGAAGATTACCAAAGCGGCGAAGTCTGTAGCAATCACGGTTTACGGATATACCGGTTCGGTGGTGTATCTCACGAACATACGATGTCTGAGAGATATGCAGGAGCTACTGGATGATCTGAATGCCAGAATAGATGTGGAAGTTGGTAAGGTATCCGCTTCGGTATCGGATCTCTATGAAAATTCACTGCACAATTATTGCAGCAATGGGAAGTTCTCGAACACCGATGATAAATTTACCGGTTGGAGCAGAAGCAACACGACACAGATTACACAGACAACCTTTGACAGCAAGAGTTGTGCGAAGATTGAGAACACATCTTCGACATACAATATCTCCTGGTATCAGAAACCATGGGAGAAACGTGGAGACATTACGGTTAGGTTTAAGGCAGCTTGTAATGCAGAAGACACAGAGACAGCAAGGATAAGATTAACGATTGACAGCAAAAGTTTTTATACAAAAGCTGGAGAACTGAGTGACGAGTGGACGCAATTTGAGTTCACTTCATATGCAACGCCATCGTATTTCAACACGTATTTCTACAATTATGTAGCAAATACCACGGTGTATATTACGGACGTGGAAATTCTGGGATATATGTCTGCATACTCAGAATCCCAGTTGACAATTTTGAAAGATTCCATTGAATCCGAAGTGAAAAGGGCAACAACACAAGAAGGGACATTATCTTCTTCCATCAAGCAGAATGCAGAAAGCATCACTTCCAAAGTAAGCAAGGGAGAGATGGGTTCCTATATCACACAGTATTACAACAACGTGATTATAGCCTTTAATAAAAATTCAAAATACGTGCAGATCAATCCAGGTGAGGTTGCTATTTACAACAATGGCGTAGAGAGCTCAAAGAAGCGAGCAGTATTCGACCAATCTGGTAACCATTTTTACAGAGACGGTTATTATGTCGGAGCAATCGGAACAAACGAGTGGTCAGGGAACAGTGCTCATAAAGGACTTGTGTTTGACCTGGAGCCGCAAGGAAAGTATATGGCATTTGCACAAAAAGCAAGTGCCTCAGCCACTTCCTATACTACGATGCTTTGCTTCAGCCGTGCGAACAGTATCTATGACGAATACGGAGTAAACCTGGGATGCAATTTGATTGGAAACTGGTATACATTAAAAAATTTCAAAATCGGCAGTATCTCCGCAGGAGGTTATACAGCTTTTAGCGGAGCAATACCGATTGTGTGTGAGATAACGAATAACGGGAATAGCTGGACGTATTCCCATCTGAGAGTCTACAACGGCATTATTGTCGGTTACTGGAATTAGGAGGTGAGGGCATGGAGCTTATATTTCCGAAAGGTGAAGAACCTAAAAAAACAGCAAAAAACAGTGTAGCTATAGGAACTATCAAAAGAGAGCAGGAGGTAGAAAAAGATGGAAGAGAGAAAGAAACCAACAAGACCGTTTAGTGTGATTTATGCAGATGCAAAACAAGCTCTGACAAGACAGGTTGGAAATACGATGGCGGCTTATGGGCTGCCTGTTTTTATGGCAGAGGGAATTTTAAGTGGAATCCTGGCTGAGATCCGAACCAATGCCGGAAACGAACTGGCAGACGATACCGCAAGGTATGAGGAAGAACTGAAGGAGTATTACGAAGCCCAGATCAAAGAAAAAGAGGAGGCTTTTGAGAAAGAGAAAGCAGAACTGATCCGGACGTTCGAGGAGCTAGCCGTTCCAGAGGAAACAGAAGAACCGGAAACGACAGGAGCAGAAGAGGCTCCATCTGAAGCCCCGGTGATTATTGAAACGAAGGAGATTGTCGAGGAAACGGAGGTGGACTAAATGGCAGATATTTCCCAGGAGATAGATCAGCTCAGAAATGCGGTCTATGGTGAAGAAGTAAGAGGTGCTTTTATCTCCTGCATGCAGAAAATCCATGAGGAGAATGAAAGCTACAACAGCATCAAGGAAAGCGTAGATGCATCAGCGGCGGCAGTAAAGAAACAGGTCGATGCGATTGATACCAAATCTGCGGAAGTCCAGAAAGCGT